ACGGAGAGGTTTGGACTAAACAAGAATCTTTATATGATTTACATAGAGACGAAAAAGCGTACTTAGTAAAGACTGGAATTTCTGGTGGACTAGACGTTTATTTTGGAAACACTGCATTTGGCATGAGGCCTCCGGTTGGATCTAAGATAGAAGTAGAGTATGTTGTTCATGATGGTAAAAAAGGTAATATAGATGATTCTAATGACTTGACTTTAAAATGGATGGCTCAAGGTGAAGATTCTGTTGGAGAACAACACGATCTAAATAATTTCTTGGATATTACTGTTACATCATCGCCTAAAATGGGAACAGACAGAGAGTCTACTCAGTTTACTAAAATAATGACTCCACTTGCTAGTAAGTCTTTTGTGTTAGCAACACCAGATAATTACGAATATTTCTTATCTAGATATGGCATATTCTCGTATTTGGATGCTTATAATACAACCGAAGATCAATATTTAGATGACGATAATGTAATTTATATTTTTGCTATTCCAGATGTTAGAAAGAAACTAGCTAAAAATCAAGATTATTTTTCTGTTCCACAGGAAGAAATGTTTTTCGATGATCAAGAGTATGAAAAAATGAGAAAAGTCTTACAGGACAGTGGTCAGCAGATGGTTACAACAGAAGTCGTGTTTGTAAAACCTAAGATTAGAAAATATAGCATGGATGTAAATGTTAGATTTTTTGAAGGATTTACTAAAGATGAAATATCTAATGCGATTAGAAGTAAAATCGATGAGTATTTATTAAACGTTACAAGAAGAGATAAGTTACCTAAATCTGATATAGTTTACATACTAGAAGAAATTGAGGGCATTGATGCAGTTAACGTTAGATTTATTTCTGAAACTGAAGAAACTGCCAGAAGAATTGGTTATTTTGAGTCTAAAACTGTTCAAGTGGTTCCACAAGAGCCAGTTACTTTAGAAAATGTTGGAAATGGAAAACAAAAATATGTTTTCTTTAAAAGAATTGAAGATGTTAAGACGGTTGAAGTAGATGAAAATACTGTAATTCCAGAAGAAGTTGTAGGATTAGATAGATGGGGAGATATAATCATGGAGAAAGAAGAAGTTGCTGTATTCAGAGGTGGATGGCAAGATAGAGACGGCGATGAAATAGTCGATGACGTTTTAGTCAATGCTGAAGCTGCACTAAGTATTAACTTCGAAGGTGATCCTGTGCCTAGAACTATTTACACTAGATTACAGGCTGGTAATAGAAAGGCATTAAAATAAACTGACTACAATGAATCTATTTAAAGACTTATTAAAATACAACAAGTTTCGCACATACGATGTTGCTAAAGAAAGGCAAGATCAAAGATTAAATGTGGGAAATCAGTATATGGATGAGAGATTCTTAAATAAGATGGTATCTAAACATATTGTTAGAAATAATATTTTAAGAGATTTTATGAAATTCTTAGATGATAGTTTTTTTAACATCATATCAGGTGTCAGAAGAGTTAAAGCTTACAAAAATTTCACAATTAAAAAAGACGATAAGTATATTAGATAATGTATAGTAATTTAAGATTTTTTAATGGCTTAGATAATGACTTGAATTTAGTTCAAGATGCAACTGGTGTTTGGAAAGGTAATCTATTTTTAGATGAAGTTTCTGTACAGCTATATGAAACTGTCAATCTTTTTATATTAGAAGAGTGTAAACATTTAGGTGATTTAGTTGCTAACACTCCAGTTGCCGAATTAGACTCAGATGTTAAATTTGTTTTTAAGTGGAAAAAAGATACTATTGTTACATCTAAAGATATAATCATGTATGGCACTAAGCTAGAAGATGGTAAAATTATCGTTGATGAAAAGCAATCTTTAGAATTTGACTTAGAGCCATATTCTTATATAGATAATATAGATTATAATTTTGTAAAGGAAATTTCAACTCCAAATCAAGTTGCAATGCAAGTAAACGTTGCACTTAGTTCAAACACAGCAGGACCACATAGAAGAACTCTTTGTGTTTATCAATCTATTAACAACGCAGAATTATTAATTGCTGAGATAGTAATATATGGCGAGGTTGTTGAAGAAGACGAAAGACTTAGTACTTTATTGTCAAACTTCGGTGCAACATTAGACATTGGCGACTTTATGTTGTTTAAGACACATGACATTAGTGAAATGTCTCCAGATTTTAAACTTCTTAATAGTAAGCGAAAAGAGTTACTCTTAGAATTACATAACATTAAGCCATTTGTAGGAACTTATAAGGCTATATTAAATGCTATAGATTTCTTTGGCTATGATAGAATCACACTAAAGGAATATTGGCTTAATGTTGATAAGTCAACAGAAAGCTTCGGTAAAATGTACGCTGTGCCGGTACCAAACGCTTCTAAGAGAGGTGAGATGATCCGCAAAAGATTAAAGTTTAGCGTGCCAAGTAGTACGATGAAGAAAACCAGCAGATTTAGTTTGGTTTATAGAATCAACGAAACAAATGGCACCTTTGATCAATGGGATATTCCAAACGTAGAAGAGGTATTTGATTTTACACCTGAAGAAGTATTAATTAAATTATACGGATTAAAGAATAGGTTACAAAAAGACTTTTTACCGCTAAATGCCAAAATAATAGACATTACTGGTGAAGGTGATTATTTTGCACAAAAGAATTTAAATGTATGGAATATACAAAACGGTGTAGGATTTTTTACAGAAGGTCATAATATAAAATTTGATGTCTATCCAAAAAATAGACCTATTTTTATAGAAGATACATCTATGGTTTTAAAAACATCATTAGATCAAAATGACGATTCTTCTAATTATAATTTATTTTTAAACCTTGAGTATGGCACAGAAGGAGATTTAACACCTTCACAAAGAACGGAGTTAAAGAACATTTATAATGAATTCTATGAAACTTATTACGATACTGAATTACACTCTTATAACCAAAATATTCCAATCGGTGCTCCAATAACACTAGACGGTACAGGTACTTTCGATGATATTTGGGATGAAGCTGAATTTGTTTGGGACGATGCAGTAGATGCTAACGAAAATCTAAAAGTTACTTGGAATAACTGGTGGAAAAGATGGGTATATGAGGTTGAATGGATTATAACTAATAAAGAAAAAGGTTATGATCAATCTTTTAGAGGACCAATTGATGATTTTTTAGTTTTCCCTATGACACTGCCATTTGTAGGTGATTATTCTGTAGAAATGAGAACTTATGATTTATTTGGACACAGATCACATTTTAGAATTGATGATTTAGTTGAAATTAGGTTAAAGGATTTAGAGCTATATGGCATATACAAGTGGAAAGAACAAACTGATTGGAATTCTAAAAAACTAGATTGGTCTAAATCAGGTGGTTATTGGGATTTTCCACAAGACAATACTACAACAATAGACGAAGACATCGCTACTCTTTATTTAACACTAGATAGAGCAAATTATGTACACAGAGAAGATGATCAAGGGGTTAGATTCTCAACAGTTCAAAGATTTGTAGATGTATATTCAGAAATAGGCTTTAGTGAAAATGCAGGGCCATATCAATGGGACGAATGTTCATTTAGATATAGAGATAGCAAACACTTGTGGTGGGATGCTATGAGAGTAGGTACTGATTTGGCTTCAAGTTTTAAAATAAACGACATAAAACAAGGGGATGAATTAACTGTTACACACGTAGATCCTAAAACTAAAGAAATTATATTAGGATCTCACGTAATAACATCACCTACACCAACAAGTACTCTAGATTTATTCGCGTGGAACGCTATAGCTCAAGAATTAAATGAAAGTACTGATCCAATTATAAATAAGTTTAATTATAATCCAGTAATGGAAGATGTAGATGGTGTAGATCCTTTAGTTAGTGATATTTTTAGATTTATTATAGCAACTGGTGAAGAATATTCGTATTCTTATGATTTTTCAGATGTAAGTATTAAAACAGATCCAGGCAGTACATCTAATGTTAGTGGCTTTAATCATTGCGTACACTATAACCCAACATTTGACGATACTAAAGTATTTAAGGATTATGCTGAGGTTGAAAGATCTACACACGTGACTATATCTACAGATATTTCTAAGTTCCCTGGAGCAAAGAATGCTAAGTGGACTATTAAGAATATAAGTAATCCAGAAATAACGGATATATACTATAATAATATGTGGCTGACGTACATATTCAAGCAACCTGGGTACTACTCAATAGAGCTTGAAGCAGAAGACACATATGGTAACAAAAACGTTGTAAAACGAAATATGCTAAAAGTAAAATAAACAAATAAAATGGCAAACATTACAGAAATCTTAGGAACTGACTCGGTGTCATCATCGAGACCAACTATTAATAATAACTTTGAGTTATTAAATGATGAGCTAGCAAGTGTTACTGCTCTTTTAAATCCGACAACATCGGTTTTAAGCGGAGTTAGCAATATTACTACTTCAGCTATTACAGTTTTGCAAAACAATTTAACTTTATTTCAAGTTAATTCAAACGGTGGAACAGTAGGAACAGACTTCACTTTCAATAACGCGATCACGGCTGCTGGTAAAGTAGTTAAAAGCGGTGTTGTTGGTTCGGCTGCAACTGCTACGACAATCTCTGCTCCAACAACTATTGAAAAGTCAACATACTTTATTGATGCTGATTTTACTTTACCTGTTGCAGATGATGGTCAAGAGTTTATGATTATTGCAACAGCCGCAGCTAATTTATTAACAGCAGCGGGTGTTTCTTTAGGAGCAACTTCAATCGCACTTGATGGACTTAACTCAACAGTAACTTTAAGATGTTTTAGCAATACATGGTATGTAGTTAGTTCTCACGCGGCAACAATCAGTTAATAAACAAAATTAATAAAAATAAATGGCGACTCCTTTAGTTAGAATACCTCAGCCGCAAGGCGGTACAATGTATGCATTCGCATCGGCAGCGAGAGACATAACTAGGGCCTTTAATAATCCTGATCTAAAATTTGAATTTAGTAAATATGCTTTACTAGATTTACCAGATTTTACACAATCAGTAAATGGTTCTAATGTTATTGATTATGAGCTTGGTTTAAAACAAGCTTCAGGTCAATCTTATGTTGCGTCGATGCCAAATGTCGACTTCGCACAAACATTCCAAAATTATGCACTTAATTTAGAAGAGATTCTTTTAAAAGATGATGATTATGATCCAATCATTCTTCAGTCAGATGCTGAAAAAATCTTTTTTAAGTGGATGTCAAAATTAGGAGCAGTAGATTTTAGACCTACAGATTCTAATGAAAGCACAAATGGATTATATGCTGAAAATGACAACGCTATTTTAGGTGGAGCTAATTATGAGAGATTAGTAAAGTATTTAGGTACAATAGATGCTGAAAACGATGTAACTTATTCTGACAATACATATCATGAGGTCTATATTAACGTGCCTACTTCTGTGGGTTACACGCCATTAGTTTTATTTAGACCGACAAATTACAACACAACTGCAACCAAATTATATGCAGAAGATTATATTCAAGGAAGAGCTGGTCAACAACACCCGGACCCAAATATCAATATCGACACTGTAGTAGATGAATACAATGCAGAAAGTGGACCATATTATGATATTCAAACTAACGCAACAAATTCTGTACAAATAGAATTTAATGCTGGTAGTTATGCTTCTATTCAAAATGATCCAAAGACACAATCTATTTTAGATTTTTCTAAGAAGGGTCAAGATTTTAGATTTAATGCAGTATTGGTTTATTATGATCTTTATAGTGAATCTGTACCTGCAAATAGATCAACAAACTTATATGGTATCTTGATCTTAGATGATATTCAAGATGCATTTGGTCCAGGTACAAAAATACACGAGCAGATAAAGTATAAGCCTAATGAAGTAACTGGTCTTAACGGAAATGCTTATTCATTGAAATTAAATCTAAAGTTTAATTCTTCTTTAGATAATGTGGGTGTTGAAACGTCTATCAATGACTTTACTACATTTTCTATGGATTTATTCATGGATACAACAACTGCCCTTGAAAACGCAACGCAATTACTTTTAGAAGCCAATACACGATATTCTAGCATTGTAAATAGATTAGAAGAAATTGAAGGATTAGTTCTCAATTCTAGTGATAGTGAAGAACTTAAAGAAAGGTTAACAACTATCGAGTCTTCTTTCGAAGATGCTTCAATTCAATTACAAGATTCAAGATCTTTACTAGATCTAATTACTAAGGCACACGATAAAATCAATAGATTAGTAGACGGAACTGTTCCAGTTGAACTACAATATAACACAGATGTTATTTTCAACGGAATGGGAACACAAGTCGATAAGACAATTTCTAATAAGATTAAAATTAATAATACAGTATACGGTTATTCTTTAAATGAGGCTTGGCTATACAATATGGCAGCTAGCTCGTTGGCTGTTAAACTTAGCAACACTCAACAGTTTGATGCAAACGTAAACGGTCAAGGTGCAGATAAATATGCAATTTGGGCCAAATTAGAAGAGTACACCAATAGATTAAGCTTAACTAATTTATTATCATCGGATCCTAATAGTGATCTGAATATATACATTGACGACACTTCTACTTCGTGGAAAATCGGTCAAACTTTTAAAATAGCATTTGATACGATTGATATGCAAGGTAATAACATTAAGATATATTCTGATAAGATGAATAGTTTTAATAAGTTAGTTGCTGAAATAGACGTTAGTCAACTTTTAACAAATAAACCATATATAGAGGTAACATGTGTAGATCCTACAACTTATCTCTTTGAAGCAGATATTTTAAGATAATATGAATACTAACAACTCACTTTCTAACACGCTCAAGAAGCTTCTTGAAATCAATGCTAATTCTTTAAAGATATATGAAAGAATTAATGAGGCTATAACTACTGAAACCAAAGATGTTCCATTAGAAATTTTAACAGCCGAAGGAACTACTAAGACAGTATATGTCCCTGCGTTTGGTTATATGAAACGTGAGTTAGAAAGGTTAGATACAAACTTAAAGGCGCTTTCAGGTCTAGGTAAAGGAAACACTAAGATCAAACTAGCAGATGGAAGTTACCAAAATATTCTTACATCTACCTTAAAGACACCTGCAAACGATATTACTAGTCTAATAAGACCGGAAAGATTTTCTACAAAGAGTAATTATTTCTTTGAAGACTTTTTAAACCCATTATTGACTACAAAATTAGACGTAACTGGACAAATACCCAATGACACAGAAAGAGTTTTAATTAAAAGAATTATTTTTGATACAACAAGTGATGTTACAGTTGAGTACTTTAAAAGCAATTTTAAGAATACTGAAAATCTAGATTACTTTACGGTTATTAGAGATATTGTTAACAACAATTTATCATATACACTGGACGAAGAAGTTAGAGATTTACCATTTAGAAATAGCCAATATGGAGGCAAGTTTGACATTACATCGATTGACACTCTAAAGAAAGAGGTTGTCGTAGACGGCGTAACTAAGAAAAAATCTGTAAAATTAATCACAGTAGACAAGTTAACATATTCTGATAACTTAAAAGACTTAGACGATACTGAGCTACTTAAAACTGGTGATGAATTGATGCTAAATAGCGGTAATAAAAACACTAGATATAAGATTACAAAAATAGATGGTTCTACAAGACAGTTAGAACTAGAATTGGTAGAAGGATACGAAGCTCTTAAAATAGGTGCTGATGTTTTATCAATATACAAATATACAAATTCTGAATTATCTGTTCAAGTTAATTGCGGATTTAATGAAAGAATCTTAGTGTTTGTTAAGGCTATTGATCCAGAATCTAACATGTTAGCTGAGAAATGGTCACCAGGTGTGGGTCTATATACTAATGAATTAACACTTTTACAAGAAGACGGTACATTCATTAGACTAGATGATTATTACAAAGAAAATGTAGCTGACTTCGGTCAATATATTAGAGCGCTTAAAGATGATGCGATTCCACCAGCAACTGTGGGAGTAACACCAGACGCGCCAATCCTGAACAATAGTAACTTTAAGGTTGTTCAAATTAACAGACACCTGACTAAGAATGACGCATCTGATAAGATTAAGAAGTTCTCTGCAGATAAAACTACTGTTGAAGAAACAATTAAGAAGTTAGATGATACTATTTCTAAGAAAAGAACTGAAATTTCTACTAAGAAATATGAATCTGAAGTACAAAGAGATAAAGATAAAAGTGAGCTTAACTCGTTAATAGACGAAAGAGCTAGTGAAACTAAACTTTACAATAGTTTGGTGAATCAAATTCAATCACTTGCTTCAAGTACCAATGCTACTAACATTACACCTAAGTTTAGAGTTAGGGGATTTTGGGCGGTGCCAGCTCCTAAGAAAGTTGCAGACACTGTTGATCAAAAAGTTATTCAGTTCGCTGTACAATATAGATACTTATCGACTAATGGTAAATCAAGTGAAGTTTCACAATTACCTTTTACAGACGGTACTAGAGAGAAAACTGCGGTATTCTCAAATTGGAATGAAATTAAAACTAAGGTTAGATCAAGAGGTAAAGTTGAAAATATTGGAAATCCAAAATTAGCAAAAAGGTTTGAGTGGAAAGAATCTTTAGTAGAAGATGCACAAGAAATCAATTTTAACCAACTTGATATTGCTATTAACCAAAATGAATTAGTAGAAATTAGAGTAAGATCTATCTCTGAAGCAGGTTACCCTGCAAACCCAATCTATTCTGATTGGTCAGAGTCAATAACTATTGATTTCCCAGAAGCTGAAATAGACACTACTGATTTAGATGCACTAGTTGAGAAAAACTTAGCTGAGGTTGCATCTGTTAAAATATCAGATGAGTTAACTTCTAAGGGTGTATTTACACACGTAGATGAAAGTTTTGTGTCTAATGAAAAGTTCTATGCTCACAATGCATCTTCAATTGCATCCGGTTTCTTATCAGATGAACAAAAACCTATTTCAGTATTTGATAAGCTAATTGCACTAGAAGCTCAAATAGCTGCACTTAAAGAAGGTATCGAAGCTGAGGTTGGAGAATTAGTAGTAACATTAAGATCAGAGGATGGTACAGTTTCTGTTATGCAAAATAACACAGTAAATCAAATATTTGCTGGTTATTATGTTGACGAAGTTGCTGAACTTTCTATTAAAAAGGGTCACATCGTTACTAAGACATTTAAATTATTGTTAGAAAACACAAAGGCTACTCAATTAGAATTAGTTGCTAGATTAACTGGCGATAGAAATGAGCCAGCTCACAAATCTTCTTCTAGTGGTTCTAGTATTCATAACAATGGATTTGGTCCCGCATTAAATGATCAAGGTGGAACTGGCATAGATACAAAAGTACAAGATGACACATATTACACGACTCAGGGTAAATATGATTTAGCGCCTATTCAATATCAAAATATTTCTGCAACACAAATTGGATCTTATGATTTATTATTAGAAGCTCCTTATCAATCGGCACAAAGAAGAGGTCAGTTCATTTACTCTAGATATATGGATATTGGTAATAAAAACCCATTGTACGTTACTGAGTCTCTAATCGATGGAGCATCTGCAAGTTTAACTAACTACGAATACACTTTAAGTTACGCTAACTTTATGGCAGACGCAGGTAGTATTAATTTAATTACACCAACAGGTGATGGAGAAACTAATGATTTTATTTGGACTGGAACATTTGGTGTTGCCAACAACGCAACCAACCTAAATGCAGACTTTAGCCAAAGTATGGTCGATGTTTGTTCTGTTGGTAGTATAGGTGCAGCAGCATACAATACTGGTCTTTATATGCACAAAGATCATCCAGATTTAGAAAATCTATATGCTAATTGGACTGAAGGCGCATATTCAGAAGCTGAACAAAAAACAAGCTTACAGGCATTGGTTAACCAAGCAACGCACACGATGCCAATAACATCAACATTTGTTTCTGGTAAATCATTTAGATCTGTTGGATCTTTTGGTGCTAGCTTTATTAATGTTAACAACATCAAGTCTAAACAACAACTTGCATATCAGGATACTGAAAATAATTCTTCGCAAATCATTCCTCTTAACAGATCATTTAAAATGTCGTTTGATTCTAATGATCAATTCTTATTAGGAGGTAGATCATGTGGATCATTCTTATTTATGTCTCCAATTAATTTATCAACTCTTTCAGTTGATGGAGAAACTAAGCAATCTAGAAGATCTATTAAGGGTAGAGATAAATCAGGATTAGATAATTCTAATGCTCTTTCAGTTGACATCGTATTCCAATATAGAATGACAGATTACTTTGGAAATGATGCAGAATCTGACAGAGGTAGAATTGGAGGTCAGGCTAAATTAACTTTCCCTAACTTAACTTACACTAAAAAGATAGGATTTGATATATTTGATAAGTATGAAAATCAATTTACATTTGACTTAGAGGTGTTTGCTAAATACAGTGCAAAAGGTAAAAACTTAAATTCTATTAGAGCTGCACAATTAGTTAGAAACGTACCTAGTTTCACTTCTCCAGCAGTTGATAGAAGAATGTTTGACTTTAAAGGGTATTCTGTAAGGTAATATGAAAAAGCTACTCGTATTGTGTTAGATATATAATAGAGAAAGTAGTTAGTACTCTATTAATAAAACAATTAGCGCAGTAGAATGGCAATAAAATTAATCATATTTGATACCACATCGGCTCACTTAACAGGTGCTAACGCATGTGACTATGACAGAAGTGGTACACCTTTAGAACTTTGGCACGCAGATAATTTCAATTTAAGTGCCAATGCACAAATACAATTATATACGAACGAAGATCTACAACCTGCAAATGCATGGAGCTTTTCATCGTCTAATGTCAAAGAGGTTTTTAGCATTCAAAAATATGATGGCGATGAATTACACGCGACTATTGAAATTGAGCCAAATGGTAAAAACAACAGCTATACTGCTCTATGTACATCGCCTGTTTGGAATTTAACATTTGAAGTCGGTGGTGATCCTGTTACTGAGGTATCAGAAGGTGACACGGTAACTTTACGTGTAAATGTAATTTCAAATGCAGCACTAGATGGTGAAAATTTAGCATGGCAGCTAGATAATTCCGGAGATGCAGTACTTGCAGATACTAGTTTAACTGTTGGGGATGGAGATATTACGCTAAACAGTCCTGTTGCAGGCTCAGTACAACTTGAGGGTAGTTTACAATTTACAATAGTAGCTGACAATGAAATCGATGATGAAACTTTAGCTTTTGCATTCAGTGACATGTCAATAAGTGACGGTAGCGGCGGTACTATAATCATTCCTGCACCAGATACGGCAACTGTTGAAATATTAGCAAATACTCTACCCACATTTGAATGTACAGATGCTAACTTCCAAGTTAATGATGGTGAAACAGGTGAAACAGTTTCAGCCACTGTTGATTTGGGTACTTTAATAAGCGTCGACCCTACTAACTATGTTGAAGGGTCTGCAACATATACTGCAACCATTGAGATCCCAGCTGGATACCAAGATGCTGGCACTAACATAACATCATGTTCAAATACAGCAACGGGCACAACTACCCCTACATTTACATGTGCACTGGCCTCAGTAGACGCAAGTCAGTTAGATGGACTTTCAGTTGGTACAACTATAGATAATACTCTTATAACAATTAGCAACGGTGGTACATTTAACAGTATTACTCCTGTTGTTATTCAACCTGGCACATCAACATATAGCGTAGTTGTTAACGTACCAGCTGGCTATGATAACTCTGGGACCATTACATGTGATGTAACTATTGGCGGTGATTCTGCCCCAATTGCTAACGACGATACAGTACCGGTTAATCAGGGTAGCACTACGATTATAAGCCTTTATGATTTAGTTACAGATGAAGATAATGATTCTGCACTAACTTGGACAGTAGGGAATTTAGATCCTGCTATATCAGGTGCTTCATTAAGTGGAATTGATGGTTCTGGAAATGTTACATATGTAGCTCCATCTTTGACATATAATGACGGCAATAAAGTACAAGAGTTTACATATCAAGTAGTAGATACCGCTGGAAACACGTCAACTGGTAAAGTTACACTTAATGTTACAGCAGCCAATAATCAACTGCCAGTATTCGATAGTACTCCTACTTCTTTAGCAACAACACTAAACGCTACCGAACCTAGTACTATTTCGTACAATGCAACGGATGCGGATGGACATACTATAACGTTTACAATATCGTCAAACCCAACTAAGGGTATAGCAACAATAGACACTGCCAATAAAACAGTTTCTTATACACCAACGAACGGAGAATCTGGTGTAGATTTTTTAACAATAACTGCAACTGATTCTGAAGGTGGAGTCACCGATTGGCTACTTACAATTAATATTGAATTACCTCCGTATTGGGAATTTCAATCGACAGGATTTTTTAGTAACACCGATGACGCGTGTCTTTCTGATACACTTAGCGCTAAATATGGTGCTACTTCTGAGGCAACAACATTATCAGACCTTGAAGTTGGTGATAAAATTTACATAGATCAATCGTTAAATAACGTATACTCTTCTGACAATATAGCTAGATATGCTAGGGTAGAATCACTAGGATTAACTAGAGTAATTGAGTTAAGTTCATCTGGTGAAATATTAAGTATTTCACAATGTGACGTTTCTAATTTCTTATTTGAAGAAATTAAAGTTAGATATTCTGGGTCTGAAAACGTATTGTGTAATGATTTAGGAGGTGAAATAGTAAACATTTATTATGGTGAACCAGCGGGTAATAACAATGCAAATGTAAAGACTTTACAGACCGCGGTTATCGAAAATATACCTTTATTTGTTAGTTCTTATTGGGCTAATTTATATCAAAACGGATTAAATACAGAATTAGATGGATTAATCCCAGCTGGTTTATATCAGGCCGAAACTGAGCCTATAAATTATTATAAAAGAGGTGCTGATAATACATGGGTCTTTGAAGATGGCTCACAACAATTTAGTTGTCCAGAACCAACACAATACTCTACATATTCTATAAATACAGTTTCATACTCTGAGACAGCTGATAAATTATGTAATACTGATTCTTCTGTCATAGACATTTATTATAGATTACCATACACAAATGGTGTACCAGCAAATAGTATTTCTTTATTAGAAATTGCTAAAAGAGAACTTGAAATATTTTCTTCACAAGAAGGTGCAGACAACAATCTAATAGAAGATTTAGCACCAAGCGGAGTTTATTCTGCAGACGCTGGAGAATATTTTGTATGGAATAATGAGGGTGATGGATTTGAATATGAGTGGTATGGATTTAATTCTCAAAACCAATTTGTAAGAGGCTCTCAGATTACTAAAGCAGGTGATTGCTCGCAATACGCAAAACCGGATTTAGATTATTTAAACCTACCTATTACAATTGATAATACACAAGGTATTAATGACACTAATGTGTACTATGCATTTTATGCATGTGAAGCATTTGAGCAACAAGATAACTTACTTGGAACAACTTCTAATTATTGGAAAATCTATGTAATAGATGCGGGATATGACATTGACAGGGATCAAGATCAAATATTAGATGTAGGAGAAAGTTATATAAAAGATTTTGTAGAAGACATAAGAGAAAATGTAACAGATCCAGTTATTGGCATTGAAGGATATTCGTGTATTAAGTTTATACACTCAGTATACTCAGAAACTATAGAAAAAGCAATAGATTCATTAAAAGATTCTGGATATAATAGATCTGACATTAGTATAAATTCTGTAAACCCTATAGATCTTGGTTTCGCTAGCCAACAAGAGGCTAAAATATATCAAGACACTAGTACTACGGGATGTAGGGGTTGTCGAAATGAAGTGACCCCGGATTATGTTTATAATTTCCCTATAGTAGATGATGCCACTATAAATGCACTAGGGACCAAACTTTGATTTAGAATCAAATTACAAATTAGATAATGTTTCTAGACCACTACTAAGAACAAATCCTAAACTAACAACAAACGTAAAACTTGTAGTTAGTGAAGATGATAAATTATATTTAGAAAGTATAAGTGCTAGTAAGGAACTTGCTGCCATAGAGTATAAAAAGTTTCCCATAAGCCCTGAAGGTAAATATGCATTTGATGTTGCAAGATTCTATAATGTTAATATGACACCTAATGAGCTAATGTTTCAAACAAAAAGAGATTATAGCGACATTACTGTTTTAGACAGTTACGAAAAACAAATTGAAGAATCATATCAATACGGGACTAATTACAATTTTTCTAAATTACACAATGAGGATTTTAGAATATTTGCACCTATTTGGTTAGATACAAACATTCCAAAGAAATTTGTAATATACAGGGTAAATGATCCAGTGGGTTCTTTAGATTTAAAAGATAATGCTAGTGATAATTTTAAAAGAATTCAAAGTTTACTTAGCAACGCTGAAATAATAAAAACGTTTGATTTAACAAGAGACTCTAATATTGGTAATTATTTGAGAAATCATGTACAGGATGAAACTTTCCCAGTTGCACCGATAACTGTTAATTTTGAAAAATCTGGAAAATCTAGCTTCAATGGAATAGATTTAATCAAAGGTGGTTTTACAAGAAAAGGTGAATATTTATATAAAGATTACATTCTGACTGATAAGCCATTGATTGAGGCAAATGATTATATTACTGATGCATTTAGAAGAAACGAAATAGCTTCGGCAAACTTAATAAATTTAGAGTTTTTATTTAACGACGACTTAGCACATAATTACAGTGTTAATAGATATTTTGGCCTATTCGTTGATGATATAGACTCTGGTTACGGTAGAGTATTTACAATAAATGGTAAAATACACCATTTTAAAGAATTAACTTCTTTAGTAGATGAAGCTTCTCCAGAAACAGCTATTCCTTCTTACAAACAAGTCACAACATCTCCTATGCTGGCATATGCCACAGTTGGTAATAAATACTTCAACATATCTAGTAATACGTATTACAACGAGAAAGAATTAAAAGTTGCAATAGAAGATAGCGGAAATCAAATATCTTCACACTTAGGTGTCCAAGATACTGAAAGATCTATTGATCTGGTTGAAAACAATGATCACGGTTATGACTTTATTAAATTAGATGTAATTGATACGCCATACACTAATGATTCATTGGCGATTACTGCAATCAAAGAGGAAGCAAGTAAATTTACATTTATTAAACACGTTGAAGGCGAGATATTAGTATTCGGAATCGATGATCCAATGGATCCAGATAATCCAAAAACATTTAGCGTAGAAGTTGAAGCTGATATAATTAAGACACTTAAAACTATTGAAAATACTGTTGAAAATTCTTTAACATATGATTTAGATCCAGTGGATTCTAGTCTTTTGCAAGATGTTGCTTTGTTTAAAGATATTTTTGAGGTTACAGTAGATGTCGATAATAATGCATTCTATTTAACAGAGAAAAAGGCAAACCTAGGAGATTTAAATCTAAGAATTATTTCACAAGGAGATTGTATTGTTAGAAATGACAAAATACAAACTAACTTAGATCTTGGAAACCACGTTTATATGGCAGAGTCTCAATTAGGCGCTGGAACATTTAACGGCCAAAGATATTCTAATCAAGGTACTACTACTGATATTGCTGTTGCATTGTCTGCATGTATAGACAGTAACGAAACTCGATTTAGTTCTTATAACGTAGGTTCATCTGTTTATATAGTTAGTTCTATTTCTGGATATGAATTATTACAATCGTGTGTTCTTTTAGGAAAAGGAAACGTTAATGATTTCTTAACGCTTTCAAATAAAGATAATTTCAATAGATTAGATCTAAGGCAAAACATAGATTTATTGCCTGGTCAAGCTATTTTAGAAAGATATGACTCATATTACCTGTCAGGTGGAAATGCACCAGGAAAGGCAATATTAGTAAACAACGAAACTGTTAGCGAGATAAACATAAATGACTTTATAGAAACAAGATACAAAGGTGTTTATAATAAAATAATCGATATTGTCGAAGATATTAATACTGAGAATTCTGACTTTAGTAAAGTTATTTTAGAGGATAAAAATGATTTAGAAACCGGTAACAGTAAGGTTTATTATGAAAATGAAGTAAGATTAGGTTTGTTTTCAGCATATGACATATATGATATGAATGTTGATTTTTACGATACATCTAATTCTGATATTAAAGAACTAGTCTATGAAACTCAAGAAGAAATAGACTATGAGCCATACATCAATGCTGTTAATAACATTGATGAAACGACAGGAATTGAAACTACAATTTTAGGAGCTAGAGATATTTTTAGTGAAGATTTTGAATTAGATCCAATCAATTATTTTTCAAACTTATCTCAGATTCTTTTAGAAGAATCAATAGACGAAGAGGAAGATGAACAAATTACCTCTGAATTTGATAGACTTAAAGAAAACAGTTTAAAAGAATATGCTACTAATTCTAGAATAGTGCCTAACATTAATAAGTGGGTGCTTAAAGATTCTGTCACCGTAAGAGAACAGCCATATTATTTAAATGCAAACGAAGCATTTGGTAGAACTAATTTCTCTCCGGATTTAACAATATCTGAAAGAGATAGAGAAGCCATGACACATGAGTGGTTCTATATTGAGAAACCACCTAAGTATTTAAAGTACAATCAGCTAAATGAAACGTTTAGTTACATTAATTTTATAGATGGTTTTGATTTAAGTCCTAATTTATTTAAAAGCACAACATATAATTATTTCGACACATTCATGATCAGTGACGGTTTTGAAAAGACTTTAACCGAAGAAGATTTAGTTGAAATATATGAAGATATATTACCTGGTGATTCTGAAATAAATTCACTAGAAAATAGCATTACTTCTTTCATTAAAACAAACTTAAAGAAAAAATATTCTTTAGTGAGCGGTGGTAATAATCTTACATTTGCTAGTACTGTTTTTAAAGGTATTAAGGTAGATTTTAAGAATAGAAAGGAATTTATTAATTCTACGGCAAATGAATTTGTTAAAAGCAGCGAGTTTAATGGTTACAAATTTAGTGTAATGCTTAAAGTTAATGAAGACGCTGAAACAAATGGCATATCGTATGAGGTTATTCAAAATAAACAATTTAAGTTTGTAATATTGTATATTACACTTGACTTAGGTGATTATTGGATTGATGGTAATGTTAATAGAAAGTTATTATATGAATTGAATCATAAAATTGTTTTTGATACAGATGCCAACGACTTTACGTATGCAGATACTAAATTTAATGGTGCATTAAAATTCAATGATCCAAGCGTTAATTGGTCAGATGAAGGTCCGTATACAATTCCTGGAATTCAACACATTAACGGCACATTACCTGAATTCGATTCTCAGATTACACTGGGCGAAAATGGTTTATATGGAGACATTCATATAGATTTGTTCCCTACAGATGATACTAATTCTATTTACAAGGTTTCGGTTGTTTCAGTAGATTCTGATAATTCATTAAAAATATCTGGTAAGCCTGTTAACATTACTGACGAAACCGATATATTAGATATTGAATTCTTGCCTAACTCTATTCAAGGCGGTGCACAGTACACGTATGTTGGTGGAGGAGCAAACGCTCATAAAATAATTTTAGAAAGGTTAACAGCAAAATCAGTTGCTGATTTAGTTAATTTAAACAATGATGATGTTACATACACAACAGTAGAATCTGACGGTACAATTCTTAACAATAGATTTGTTATAAACTTCAGTGATGGTACTGAAATAATACAAAGATCTAATTTGACTATTGAAGAAGATACTGATAAGCCTAAAAGTTTCAAGTTGTTTAAAGGTAATATTGGTTATAAATTATCAATGTCACCTGAATATTACCCGTTCTTAATTAGACACAATGGTAAATACACAGTAGACATGAAGCCTGTAGTTACATTTACAGATTTGTATTCTCATTTTAAGGTTAATAGATTACATTTAACCTCAAACTTAAATGAATTAAATTTCGAGCAACAATTATATAAGCACTCGCTCTTAGACTTAGATGAATTTAATAGGGCTGCTGCATATTATAGAAGATATAATAAGTGTGGTATATCATTTAATTTAGGGTTTATTAGCGATGACGGTACACATGATTCTCAGTGGGGATTAATAAAAAATCATTTTTATCATAAAGTAAATGAAATAAACCCAGGTGGTGTAACTAAATTATCGGGCACTAGTGATAAGTTACCGCTTTATCCATTAATTGGGGAAATAGCAATCGATAAAAAAGATATTAATGTATTTAGATCTTCTTGGGATTCTAATTATTATACTAGATCGCTAGACGGCGGTAATTCTATAAATATTCCGGGAACACTTGATACTCATGAAGAAAGATCATATTTAGCATCGACTGTAATGAAGCCAAAGGATTCTTATAATCTACTAGACTTTAGTGCTTCATATGTTTCTTCAGAAGAAGAGCTAGATGAAATATTAAGAAACAGTGAAAATTCAACTGATATAGTTTTATTTGAAAATAAAAACTATGTAATGGCAGATTTTTACATAACAGATACTTTAATTACTAAGTTAGCCAAAGAAGGTGTATTGGCCAGCATATCTCAATATGTTGAACCGTCAAATTCTGCTGGTAATAAAGAAACACTTAATGATGATGCATTGATGTATGCAGAAAATAATTTAGTAGAAACTTATATTTTAGATTCTATTATGTTATACGTTAAACAGAAAAAAGGCAAAGGTTCAAAGATAGTTAGTGCGGTGACTATTGATCAATTAGATTCTGATGGATTTACAATTGATAGAAATAATTTCGCATATAGAAATCACGTCCAAAAGCCAATGAATTTTAGGTTGATATATAATAAAAGATTAGGCTACTCTTATGATATAAAACCTATGATAAAAATAAAGTCATAAAATGGCAATCAACATTAGAGAAATATTACACCCTAGCGATTCTGACTCAATTAAGTTTGAAAAGATTAATTATAACTTTGATCAGATTCTTGCAAATGGGGGTGGACCAAGAGGCCAAAAGGGCCAGAAAGGACAACAGGGAAACCTAGGATTAACGGGAGAAAAAGGTGTTAAAGGTGACCAAGGTGACCAAGGTATAAAAGGTGATACTGGTACTACTAATACTCCATGGTTTTCTGTAGACCCTGCTGTAGATTCTACTTATAAAATTCTAAAACCTAAAAGGTTAGGGTTAACATATACACCTGTTATATTTTTAGGTGATGATTCTTTCGATGAAACAACTTTAGTAGATGGAGTAAACACAGGTCTTAATTCTAAGATAACTATTAAAAAAGATTCAATAGCGTTTGATAATTACATTACTCTATTGGATGACGTTAGTGGTGAAAAACTATCGGTTACAAGTACATACGACTCAAATAACTCTATAACTAGATTTGCCATTCAAAATGCATTCCAAGCACAAAACATTCAGTTTGCAATTAATGTTGATCAAATAGATTTTGATTCAAGCGGGTTAACATCTATCACCGGTGGCGGTGGAGTTACTCTTCAATCGGGTGGCGGAAGCAATATTAAATTAGAAACTTTAAGTACAGGGATCGTTGATGTTGATGCAAACGCAGAATTTAAAGGATATGTACGCTTAAACAACTCATCTGATCCTATATCGCCAATAGCTGGTATGATCAGGTACAATTCAGTAAATAATAAATTTGAAGGTTACTTTGCATCTAATGAGTGGAAAGAATTATGTACAGAATGTGGATCGGCAGTACCTAATAGTATTACTATAGGTGGTGGAAATATCGATGCAAACGCAGACGGTACACCAGTAAATAATAATAGTATTACTATTGGAGGTGGAAATATCGATGCAAACGCAGACGGTACACCAGTTGGATCAGCAACTCCTACTCCGACTCCTATTCCACCAACACCAACACCAGCTGCAACATTGGGTGTTCACTTAGATCAATTCGATACGCAGCCCACTGCATATACTAATTTTCCATTGACGGTTACGGTAGGATATACATTAACAAACGTGCCGGCTGGAACGTCTCCAGTTGCACCGGATTCAGTATCTGACAATTTTGTTTCGGGAACAAATACAACTGGTCCTCAATTAAATTCTTCATTTAGTGAAGAAGGTGGTGGCACATGGAGTGGAACTATGACGTTTACGCAAACAGCATCTCCAATATCATCACAATATAATGGATTGTCGCTATCAATAGGTGGAAACACCAGTGGAAGTGGATCTTTCTTTTATGAATTAGTGGTCGGTGGAAAAGGCGGCGAGCTCAATTTTATTACACCAACACCAAATATAACACCAACTGTAACACTATGGGACGTGGATTACGATGCGGACGAATTCGATGGCGACTCTAGTGATTATATACCAGCAGGTTAAATAATAAAATTGAAATAAATAAATAAGAAATAAAAACAAACTAAAATGGCACACACATATACAAGAACAGTAACAGTAGTTCCTAGTAGCGCCGAGTATTCGTGGACTAACCCGGCAACGGGCTGGATCACGATTAATCAAGTAGGTTCTTCAGATACCTGGGAAATTACGGTAAATGATAACCAAACAAATCAAGCGAGGTCTGCTACATTAACAGTAAACCACGCTGACGGAACAACTACTAATTCTATTAATGTTAATCAGGCTGCTGGAAATGGAAGCGTAACTGTAACTCCAACTCCAACAAGTCCTCCGACACCAACACCAACACCTGGACCAAGTATTGAAACAATTTCATTAGGTCCTAAGAATTCTAGCATTTGTACCGCGACAACTGTAAATACGTTTAATTATACGGATAACGGTATTTTCCAAGTAGGTGATTCTATTCCTGGAGCAGAATCTGATGGTCAAGCTGTCAGAGTTGTTACAGCAGCAACAGGTAGTGCAGCTGCACAAGTAGGAAAAGTATTTGCAATACAAGAAGATGAGATTATGTCTATTAGTGATTGTACACCTGTTTTACAGATGACGGTTACAAAAGGTTATACTGAAAATAACTGGGGAATTAGTAGCATGAGTATAAGTCCAGATTCATCTGGTCAAGTAGCATCTTCTGGCTTTGGACTAGGTGTTACGGGTGGACCAATAACTGGAGAAGCTGGAGACACAGGTGGTAATAGATGTTAATATGTCACCTAATAGTGGTAGAGAATGGCAATCAGCTGGTGGTGGATATGTTGTACCATCTGCAACTGGAGAAGTAACTTCAATTCTAAGTGATGATGAAAGCCATTCAGCGTTCTTTAATGGAAGTACTGGAATGGCAACATATAAGTTTAGTTTTACATTCCCTTCATTTAGCGGAAACTCTGCAAATACAACTATTCAACTTGAAGCAAATACACAAGCAACTTCAAACTCTGGAACAATTTCTTTCGGAGCAGTCGGTGATACAGAATGTGGTGGTGCATCAACAACAGATACCTATTCTTATGTTGATAATGGTGTATTCGTAGTAGGTGATTCTATTTCTGGGGCATTACCAAATAATCAGGGTAGTAGACAGGTTACTGCTGCCACAGGTAGTGCAGCTGCACAAGTAGGAAAAGTATTTGGTTTCATGGAAGATGAGATTATGGGAATTTCTGATTGTACTCCAGCGCCAACACCAGGCAGTACTGGTCTACCACCGGGTGGAAAATAAACTAATAATAAATTTACATGGAAATAATTAAGAAAATATTTGGCAATAAGAACACCCTCACATTTGTATTGGGTGCTCTTTTTGTGCTGTTATTTTTAAAACAGTGCAACCAAGTGGCTTCTTTGAAACAAGACGTTAAGTATGCACAAGAAGATGCTAATATAGCTCTTAATAATTTAAAAGCATCTCAAGACTCTGTTACAGTTTTGAGAAATGAAAACGGAGATCAATTAGCACAAATAAGATCGTATAAAGTAGACTTGTCTGTAAAAAATAACAATCTTGTTAAATTGACTAAAAAATACCAGAAAGCCCTAGATTTAGCTGAGGATTTAAGTACAGTTAACTCATTGATTTCTGCAGAATTAGAAATAAAGGATAGCTTATTAGCTGATGCCAATGTTACACAAATAGATTCAACTTCAGCAGAGGTTACTTTTACTTCTAATGCAGATTTTGGTAATGGTAATTCTAGATCATTGTTTGGAACATCTATTATCAAATATGATTTTGGTCAATTTAAAGTGCTAGATAGTAAATTTGAATTAACACAAACTTTAAGTCTAATGGCAGCTATCGAAAATATAGATGGTGCTGATAGATTAAAATTGAGTACCAGTTACCCGGGTATAGAAATAAAAGATATTGAAAATATCAACTTAATTAACACAAGATTAAATAGAAAAGTTCAGAAAAAAGCTGGATGGTCTATTGGTATTGGAGTTGGTTATGGAATAAACTTAAATAATAATCAAGTAATTAGTACTGGTCCTTCTATTGGTTTAGGAGTGTATTGGTCACCTAAATTTTTGAGATTCTAAACAATATGGCAAAATCATCAAGATATTTCAGGATAGACGAAGACGTTTTATTAGAATTCATATATCACGATCAAAGTAATCCAGACGCAACTAAAATAGAGGTTGACGATAACGGTAGTGAGGTAAAATTCCTAGATACCGTTAAAAACTCTCCGCTTTACACTAGACATTTAATAAATGAACTAGGTAGCGATGTAGTAAATTTTGATGTAACAATTAACAGTGGATATTTGTCTGTTGAAAATTTTGCAGCAAGAACATTACTTCTTCAAAACGGAAAAACATACAAATTTGACTTATCTGCTTTGCCAGATCCAGGTTCTTTTCAAATAACAGGAGGCTTAGGCATATATTCATATTCTGATGTTACTAAAATAGGTCAATATATTCCAAATCAAAACGGAGTAATAGAATACAAATACACAGGATTAATTGGTGGAAAAATAATAATCGACACAAGGGCTAATCCATTATTCTCTACACCAGACGAGGTTACTGGAAATGATATAAATCAACCACTTGGAAGATACCACGGTATTAAAGTTCCTAATGATGAATCTAGATATGCATTGTTAGGTTATGATTCTACTGGATATTATGAAATGTTTAATTACATTAATAACAATGCAGGATGGACTGGTAGTAATGAGGCCGATTTAATTAATTATCAAGTCGAGGCAACTCAAAATATAAATTATATTCAATATGATGCTGTTAGACTTCACTTAAAGAGCGGTTACAGTTTTGCCGCTAGAGATTATGAAGGATTTTTGTTTGAAATAACAACTGATAGATCAACTGGAAGAAAAAACTATTTAACACAATTAGTTTATTTAAATACTAGTAATTATGAGTATGCAAACCCTAGACCGTTTCTTTTAGGAGAAACTCTTTGGAGTAAATTTATAGAAATTAAAATTCCATCTATAATAGGTCAGAATTCTGAATTTACGGATAGATTTTACGGTGATGGAACAACAGGTTCTAGTGATTTGATCACTACTTCTAATTATGGTGTTAGTTTCAAACTTATAGATAGATTAGAGGTAGGAAATGGTTATGATTATTTTTATGTAGGTGAAGAGAATTCGTTTACAGTTTCAAGAGAAGATGAATTCCAAGATTTTACTGTAGTTATTGAAGATGCAAATGATGGTGATTACTTTAAGATTTACGGAGAAAAAGACAATTCAATTGGTGGATTTGAAGCATATATTTTAGATAGAATTAGAACATCATCAGATGATATTATAGCTATATTTGATGTAGATGTATTTGAACAAATTGGAACTTCTTATGTAAAAACAAATGAATTAACATTTACGCAGTATGAAGATTTTAACGATCCTATCTTATTTAGACCAATTATTAAGAACTCTAATGTTGCTGTTAATTTCTCTATAGAAGTTACTATGCGAATTTACAACCAAACAGATAATACTCAGATTGTAAAAAGAGCCAGTTTAATTTTAAATCAAGCAGGAAAGTATGGAAAAAAACTTTCGGCATTGAAGATTAATAGCCCAAATGTCATGACCGAGGTTTACAATATTTTACCAAATCTTTCAGGTAATAAGGTAATTAAAAGTTTAATTACAGATAGTTTACCAAGATCAGTAAAAGTTGTACCAGCATTTATAGAAAGACATAACATAATCGCTTCATCTTCTAGAGTGACTCTTGATGGATCGACCGAAAATGAAATAACTCAAAATATAGAAGAGGTAGAAACCTCTGATTTTGTAGGTGAAGGAGATTTAAGTATAAGTATTCCGCCATTTGCATGCTTCTTTAAGTTTGTTATTTCAAAGAAAAGGGGTGATGACATTCAATTTATTTCTTTTGAAAATGCAGAGAGATTAGTGCTTTCATTTGGAGACGGAACTAACAAGCTCACATTTAATCATGTTTCTAACAAAGACATAGATATGGGTGAAGGTGAAGTTTTGTTTAGAATAAATGAAGCAAACGCAAATGCCATTAGAAATATGTCAAATAATAAATTCTATATTAGCATAGACAACGGTAAAGAGCAAACATACATTACAAGTGGTAAATTCGTAAAAGCATAATATGATTTTAAATAGTAGGAATAATACATTTGACTTTAAGTTTCCTAGAAACTTTATACCCGAAGAAGTTGCTGAAAAATACAAGCAATACTTAACTAAGGTACCTGGTTCTGTTTTAGCAGAGCCAATAGATTTTGTTAACTATTCTATTCAGGGTGTAAATATTCCCGGAGTTTCTTTTGACCCAATATCTCAAGCTGATAATGATGGATCAATAAGATACCAAAGAGGTGCTGTACCTATTCAAAACACAATAGAGAGGCAATTTACAGTAACAATGCAACTGTTAGATGGTTTTATAAACTACTGGATAATGATGGATACATTGTTGTATTATTATGCTAGATCAACCACTGAGCCTTATACTGAACCTTTAACATTAAGAATATTAGATTCTGAAGGTGCATCAGTTGCTTATATGCAATTTGCAAAACCAATAATGAATTCTATAAATGAACTTAATTTAAATTTCTCAGATAATATTTCTGAATTTAGCACTTTTGAAATTAATTTCTATTACAACCAATTAAAACTAAGAATAGAATTAGATTAATATATACAATATGAAACACTTACTAACATTAGAAAGTTATTACTCTTACAAAGATTTTGAAAGAGGTAGATGGGGAACTCCTTCTGAAATAGAAGAAGATCTTAGAATGACTATCATTAATCTACTTACGTATGCTGGTATATCTGATAATTTAGATGATGTTCAATATGAAGATCAATCTACTGATAAGGGTATTAAGTGGCAAATTACTGTAAAACACAAAGAAGGCACTGATGTCTTACATGCATATAAAAGAACTAATTGGAGAGGTCAATATGAGTTATATCTCAATAAGAAAACTTCTTCAGCGTATGATATTCAACAATACTTTTTACAGAAATTTATTTCTCCGTTAGACCAGTATTTAACCTCAATGAAATCGTTTGATACAACTTACATGTATGCAGATGATCATAGCGCATGGAAAAGCGGATCAGCACATGCTGAAAGACTTAGAGAAATGTATAAAATACTAAAAACAGCTGATAAGAAAAAGGCTTATAAAGAATTTGTTAAGATTCACAAAACAGATTTACCGTTTAAAGACTTTTCAGGATCATAAAAAATAATAGATAACAAGATGGCAAAGCAAAAAATTTACACAGTGTGGGGATCTAACCCAGAAAAAGGTGACCGTTTTGATAAAGCAGAGGAATGGATGGCTGCAGTATTTGAATCTGAAGAAGAGGCTAACGACTTTAAGGATATTGAAAGTAAAAATTACAAATTTATAGAACAAAGTATTCATGCAGATGTT